GGTTAGCAGTTGCTAAAATCAAAGAATTTTGGCAAGGTTTCTCAAATACAAGCGCGATTTCTGATTTTAAACAAGCATTGAGCGAAGTTTGGGAAGCAGTCAAGAAAGTATTTTCATCGTTTTCTGGTGGCGACGTGGCTTCTTTTGGCGAAAAGATTGGTAAAGGATTGTCAGTAGCTTCAGAAGCTATAAAAGCTTTTGCTAAAGTGGTTCAAAGTCTAAGCCCTGAACAGATTAGAGCGATAGCGACTGCATTTATTGGGTTTAAAGTTGCTCAAAGGTCTACAAGACTAGTAACAAATGCTCTAATTGGACTAAGTAAAGCGATAAGTGTTACTAAGGGAGTTTTTGGCGGATTGCTAAACATTTCAAGAGTGGCAAAAGCTTTAGCTGGTATTGCAAAAGGTTCTCAAGCTGCAAGTTCAGCCTTAACATTTATGGCTAGCAGCTCAAAAATTGCTAAAGGTGCATTAGTCGGTCTGAATATCTTCAGTAAGTTAGGCGGATGGATTGGTTCGGCAGTTAGTGCAATAGTTGCTTTCCTCGGTCCAGTCGGTTTAGTGATTGCTGCAATCGTGGCGATTGGTGCAGCGTTCGTCATTCTATGGAATAAAAGCGAAGGGTTCAGAAACTTCTTCAAAGGTTTATGGGACGGCATTGTCAACGTCGCTTCAAACGCTTGGAAAGGTATTCAAAACGCTTGGAGTGGAATGGTAGAGTGGTTCTCTAACTTATGGAACGGCGTTAAAGAAACGGCTTCAAATGTTTGGAATGGTTTCCTAGAGACGGCTAAACCAGTAATAGATGCCATTAAGAATGCGTGGAATAGCATTGTGGATTTCTTTTCTGGACTTTGGGAAGGTATTAAGTCTTTTGCTTCAAATGTTTGGAACAGCTTTGTAGAAGGTGCACAACCAATTGTGGAAGCATTGATGAATGTCTGGAACGCTTTGGCAGAGTTCTTTTCAACTCTCTGGGACGGAATCGTTTCAATCGCAAAAACGGTTTGGGATAGTGTTGTAGAAGTAGCGAAAACGGTTGTTGAAACGTTTAAGAACGTATGGAACGCATTAACAGAGTTCTTCACTAATCTTTGGAACGGTATTGTAGAGGTTTCTACGGGCGCATGGAATGGCTTTGTTGATTTTATATCGCCTGTCATTGAAACAATCAAAGGGTTGTGGAATGGTTTTGTTGAGTTCATGACTGGTATCTGGAACGGTATTGTAGAGGTCGCTACGACTGCTTGGAATTTACTTACTCCTATTGTTGAAGCGGTTTGGACTGCTATTCAAACATTTATCTCAACTGCTATCGAAAATATTAAAACTGTCATCTCAACAGGCATGCAGATTGTCCAAGGTGTATGGGACGCTGTTTGGACTGTATTTACAACAATAGTTCAAACTGTATGGACTGTTATTTCAACGGTTATTTCAACCGTCTTGAATGTAATCGCAGGTATTATCAAAGCGGCTACGGCTGTTATTAAAGGTGATTGGAGTGGCGCTTGGGAAGCTATTAAAGGTATAGCGGAGACTGTTTGGAATGGTATTAAAACAATTATCTCAACAGTAATCGAAGCGATTAGTAAAATCATTAGTACGGTTTTAGAAACGATTAAAAATACCGTATCAACAATTTGGGAAGGTATTGAAACAATTATTTCAACTACCATCAACGCCATTAAAGAAACTGTAATAAATGTTGGTAACGCTATGAAAGAAGGTTTCTTGGGTGCGATGGATTTACTTAAAAGCGGAGTTTCTAGTGTAATTGACGCAGTTACAGGATTCTTTGGTAAATTAGGAGAAATCGACTTGTGGGCTGCGGGGAAGGCCATTATTGATGGTTTTCTTGGCGGTTTGAAAGCTGCATTCGAGGGTGTTAAGAACTTCATCGGCGGTGTAGCTAACTGGATTGCACAACATAAAGGTCCTATCTCTTACGACCGTAGATTGCTTATCCCTGCTGGGCAGGCTATCATGGGCGGTTTCAATAATGCTTTAATGAGTGGTTTTGAAGATGTCAAAAGCAATGTGTCTGGAATGGCTGGCGGTATACGTTCAATGTTTGATGACGCAGGTTCTAGAGTTTCGGCTATGTCTAATGCTTTACAGGGCGATTTCTCTAATAACGTATCTGGTACATTATCAGCCACTTATGAAGTCAACCAGACGAAAGAGCCAGCTGTTATTAACCTTGCTCTTGGCTCAAATGATTTTAGAGCCTTTGTTTCAGATATTTCAAACGTCCAAAATAAAGAGGAAAGGATAAGATTGAAGGCTTCAAGCCTTTAATGGTGACTTAAATGTATATTTTTAACGACACAACAAAAGGCACACCAACATTTAATTCTGGTTTAGAAGTTCAATTTGGCGGTGTAAGCCTCAATCAAGAAATGAATAACGAGGACGGAACGTTTTTTGTGGCGAATACCACGGGTCGGGACGTCCTTGATTTTCACCATGAAACAGCGAACATAAAAGGTCGAGACGGTCAATATCTCTATGGCGCTACTTATAAAGAGCGTGAAATTGAGATACAAGTTAGACTAACAGGATTTACTGATTTGGGAATGCGAAAACAGTATGAGCGTTTAAACCGCTTATTGTTTTCCCGTAAAGCTAAAAAATTAGAATTTGGTGACGATGGCGAGAGATATTATAAAGCTATCTTTTCAAAAGTGAAGAAACCTGAATTGGAAGACGCAAACGACACAGTTATCAAACTACATTTCATTTGCTATGACCCGTTTAAATATACTGAGCCTAAAAGCACAGGAAGTAACAAGGTAACTTATAATGGAGATTTTCCTACTGAGCCTATCTTGTACCTTACAACTAAAGAAAGTTCTGAAATTCGTATTCTACACCTTGAAACACAAAAATATATCAGGTTAAAAGCTACTTACGTTCAAGATTCAAGTCTGGTTATTAATTGTGAAACGAGAGAAATCACGTTAAACGGAAGAAACGAGTTGATGAATTTTGATGTGGTTAACAGTCGCTATTTTAAATTGCAAAAAGGCGTGAATACATTTCAAGTTGAGGGCGCTACATTGAATGACATCCAGTATAAAGAGGTGTTCGCATGATTTATTTATTCAATCAGACGGAAGAATTGATTGATGTAATCGATGAAGCTAGCCTCGCAGATTTTACTCATACGATTGAATTGAATCAGTTTGATAGAGCAAGCTTTGAAATCCCTGTTGATTACAAGCCTGAAATCATCAAAGAAGCCCAGTTTTTTGGTTTCCAATCCAGAGACGGGGCTTTTTGTTTGTTCAGAATTTCAGAAAAATCCTATGATATTGGATTGTCTATACAAGGTATAGACAGAGCAGAAAGTGACTTACATTCATTCATCATCGAGAATAAGCGTCCTAAAGGAACCGCTGAACAAGTATTGAGTGGAATTTTAGAAGGAACAGGCTATCAATTAGGAAATGTAGATGGCTTGACTCGAGTAGGGAAATTGAGTTTCTACTATATTTCAGTTCGCCAAGCCCTCGTTAAAATAATTGAATCGTACGCTTGCGAGTTCAAGGTTCGATATACCTTTGTTGAAAATAAAATCATCGGGCGCTATATTGACCTCAACCAACGCTTTGGACATGTTACAGGACATCAATTCGAGTATGGCACTAACATTCTGAATGTTACCTATGAAGAATCTTCAGACGATGTTGTAACGGCTCTTATCGGTCGTGGTAAGGGTGAACAAAGCACGGATGAAAATGGAGAAGCTACAGGCGGTTACGGTCGTAGAATCCAATTTAAAGATGTTGTTTGGTCGGTCGCAAATGGCGACCCTGTTGATAAACCAGCAGGACAGAATTATGTAACAAATGAGTCGGCTAGAAATATCTACGGCTTACATCAAAATGGCGTTATTAAGCATCGTTTCGGTGTATATACTAATGAGGATATTGAAGACCCTGTCGAGTTGTTAAAAGCGACTTACAAAGAGTTACAACGCTTATCAGTTCCAATCGTTACGTTCAAAGCTAATCTTTTAGATTTAGCCAACGCGATTGAACAAGATGTCTGGATTGGTGACAGCGTCGGAATTGTAAGAGATCAGATTGGAATCGCTTTTGAAGCTAGAGTCCATAAGCTAACAATCGACAAATTAGATGATAATCGTTCAGTCGCTGAGCTTGGAGATTATCAAACGCTACAAGCTAAAGACCGAGCAAGTCGCCAGCAAGCTATCAAAGATGCAGTTAGTGGTTTCAGCGAATCACTAATTGATAAAGCTGTTGCGAATGAAGTCGAAAGACGAAATAAAGAATTCGATGAGAAAGTGCGAATCAACAAGCTTGAATTTGATAATGCTATAGCAGAATACAAAAACAAAGCAGAAGAAAACAAGCGTGCGTTATCTGACGAAATCGACAGACGTTTTCAAGAATTCAGCCCAACTGGACTTGATGAAATTAAAACAAAAGCAGAGGAAGCTTTAAAAAAAGCTGGAACGAGTGCTAATTTAGCGGAAGAAGCAAAACGAATTTCAGACGAAAATAAAGTAGATTTCCAAAGAGTCAAAGAGACTAACCAATTATACGAGCGCATTTTGGGTAGTACAGATTCAAACGTTGCTTCAAATATCGCACGCATGGCCTTAACCTCTGAATTGTTTGAGGTTGAAGTAGGAAAGAGATTTAGCAACCATACCAATCTATTTTATGCACCGACCAAGATTCCAAAATACATTTCGTCGGTCGCAACAGATAAGCACTTAGAACGTGTTAGTTATGGTGACCATGACGGGATCAGAATTAACTACACTGAATCTATGACAGGCTGGTTAGGGGTTCGATTCCCTCTTACTAAGAAATTTGTGAAACAAGGTGAAAGTCTAGGCTATCGCATTGAAATCGAAGTTGATAAAGTACCTAAAGATGGTAGGGTTTTAATCCAATTATTGGATAACACTGCAAAACTGGGAATGTATTATAACTCTCAAATTTCGCTTAATGAAACTGGCAATCAGGTGTTTACAGGATATTTAGACATTCCAAGAACAGGCGAGCTAAACGAATATAGCCTTAGATTTACTCTTATAAGCCCTGGCGATATCGTTATTCATAAGCCTATGGTTATTGATAAACGCATAATTCCTGACGAATTCGTAGATAGCACAGACTACAACAGTGAGTATAATCGAGTGACTATGTCATTGTTACAAGATAGTTTTGCTATTAAGGCATTGAATAGCGCTGGAGATATTATTGCTGGTATCAACGTTGGTGCAAACGGGAATAACCGTATCATCGGGAAGGCTACACATATTACTGGTGACACACTGATTGATAATGCGGTTATCAAGTCGGCTATGATTGATAAACTCAAGACTGCTAATTTTGAAGCTGGTTCAGTAACTACAAACATTTTAGAAGCGGAAGCAGTTACGGCAGAAAAGGTTAAATTTGATACTGCATTTATTCAAAAACTAGTTTCACAACAAGCGTTTATCGATGAGCTGTTTGCAAAACAAGCGACGATTACAAAAATACAAAATGTTGATTTCACAGGAAATCACATTAAGGGCGGTCAAATTACCTCGTTAAATGGGGATACTACATTTGACTTACAAACAGGGCAAATTGATATGAATTCTCCAGGCGTCGGGATAAGAAACCAATTTCCAGGCCGTCCATTACAGTATCTTGCATTCGGTTCTGGTAATATCAACGGGGTTGACGGTTCTTACACTGCTCTATTGAGTAACCGAAACGGATTACAACAGATGGACCATACATCCGCAGGTCTGCAAATCTGGAATGGACGAACGGGAAATAGAGCTGAAAGTGCTATAAATATGTACGGACGAAAAATAACATTTAACCTGAGTGCGCAACCAGGGTTGAAAGAAATAACTGTAGATACGAGTACACACACTATTTCAGGTGTTAATGAAATTCTTATCCAAGGTGTTCGATTATCGTATATCTTAAACGACATTTACGACAATTTCAGAAATCTCGGAGCAGTGGCTGGTAATTATAGTCGAGGATATTATCAAAATTGGAAATAAGAGAGGCGAAACATGAACACGCAAGACAAAGTGATTAACGACTTAGCAATTCAATTAGCAAATAAAACGATTGAATGTGCAAATTACAAGGCTTTATATGAAGAAGCGCTAGAAAAAATCCAACAACTACAATCAGATAAAGAAAAGGAAGAATGATATATGACATTTAAAGTTATCAACAAATACTTACAAGAAAACAACCGCACATTCGTTGCGATTCGTCAAGAGGCGCCATATACGGCTTTTGACCGTGTATTGGTCGGTAATCGTGTGAACGAATCAGACGATGAATTAATTAAGGCAGTCATCGGACAAGTGACTACTGAGTTCAATCCAGCCGATGGAGTGAAGAAACTTCAGGAAGACTTGCATACACAAGCTGAAAGCTACGAAGAAAAACTTGCTGAGAAAGATACAAAAATTGCAGAAGTTAAGGCAGTAGCAGATTGGGCAGTATTGGCTCGTGTAACAGACACAGAAAATCCACTCAACCCTGTTGTATTCAAACGTGGTCTTGAATTGGTAGATCTCGGTCAAACTGGTAAGACTTACCAACCACAAGAAATCTTCACAATTTTAAATCCGAACCATGTTGAGAAGTTCCAGGAAGGACAACGTGTCATGGTTCAAGTGAACGAACCATTCACATATCAAGGTGAAACACTTGAGCAACTTGAAGCACTTGAACAAAACGGTAAGCTAGGCATCTGGAAGTGGACTGAACCAAAACGAGAAAATCCATCAAGCGATTTAGACACTCAGCCAGTACAATAGACCACTGCTTTATGAAAGGGTGGTGGTTTAATATGGATTTTTAACTTTAATTGATAAACTCACGCCCGTTTTAATTGTGATAATCCCAAGTTATTTCTCATTTAAGAGTACTCAAAATACAAAAGAGACTGAAAAACAAATCAATGTTCTTGCTGACCAAATAAGTGAACTTGAAAAATCAGTGGGCGAAGTTACTGAGATTGGGAAAGATAACAATAAAAATCTTTCTCTTATTAGAAAAGGTTTGCAGCGTCTACAGCGTTTTCGATTGCAGGAAAATCTAAAAAAGGCAATTAGACGTGGTAGAACAAATCAGCATGAGATTGAGGAATTAACTCGGCTATACGAAAGTTACGTTGAATTGGGTGGAAATGGTGCTATTAAAATATTGTTTGAGAAATTTCTCGAACTGGAAATTGTGGAGGAAAGATAATGGACAAAATTAACTGGAAAGTACGTGTATTAAACAAAGCATTTTGGCTTACTTTAGTGCCTGCATTGGCGCTATTGCTACAAACATTTTTAGCTGTATTCGGGGTTAAATTGGAACTAGGCGAAACAATCGATAAATTATTGGTATTTATCAATGCTTTATTCGTTGTATTAGTTATCGTTGGAGTAGTGAACGACCCAACAACCGCTGGTCTGACTGACAGCACAAGAGCGCTTAAGTATCAAGAACCGAACGAAGATTAAACTAAGAAAGGAAGTCGTAAGGCTTCCTTTTTATTTTGCATGAAAGGGGGACGACCTTTGAAAAAAATCATTAAACGACAAGCTGGCGTTTGTGTCGATGTCCGAGATAAAGCTTACAAAGTGAAAGAAGAATTTTACTCACACGATAAGAACAACGCATTTATCGAGTTGCAACTGAATGGAGTCAACGCTGAAAAAATCATAGTGTTATTCCATTTTAAAACGACAAATCGCTTCTTGGAAGTGGTCGGGAATGTGACAGGAAATGTAGCGGTAGTACCATTCGATACTAGCTTAATTACAACCGATGAAATCGTGTATGGGTTTGTTTACGCTGAGAAAATAGAACAATCAGCGGACATTTTAAAATTCTCGTTTGGCGTTCGTTTGTCAGAAATCGATAAACATAGCGAATTGCCAGTAATCGAGAAAGATACAAAACGCATCGTAGCACTGACTGATATTGTAACCAAAGCGGAATTGCAAGAAGCGATCAGAAAAATTCGTGTCGCAGGTGGACAATATGACGATTCAGAAATCTTGCGACGTTTACAAGCACTTGAAACGAAATCAGAAATTGATACAAGCGCTTTTGCTACTAAGCGAGAACTAGAAAACAAAGTTGAACGTGCTGAATTAAGCCATATTTCAGCTGATATCGAAGTCTTAAAGGCAAAGACTGATAAAGATACCGTATATGACGATAGCGCCCTTAGAGAGCGTGTAACGGCTTTAGAGAACAAACCTAACGTTGATACAAGTCAGTTTGCTACTAAGGATGAATTAAAAACAATCTCACTCACACCTGGACCAAGAGGGGCAGACGGACTGCAAGGGCCTATTGGTTTAACTGGTCCAAAAGGTGAAAATGGTCGTGATGGCGTTGGTATTCCTCAAAAGTTGACTTTATCAGGAAATACCTTAATTCTTTCGGACGGTGGCGGAAGTGTTAATTTACCGACAAACGCCACTCCAACACCTAGCGGAACAGGTCGATCGAACGAGTACGAAATCCATGGGACAGGAATGCCGAACGGAAAAGTCACAGCACCAGTCGGAACTACTTACATTGATACGAATGTTACGAACGGGGCTTTAAAGTGGATAAAACGCAAAGGAGATAACAATCAAGGTTGGGAGGTCATATATGGCGATACTGGTTGGAAACGATTAAGTATCTCATCTGGATATAACCAATCTAACTTACGAGTTCGTAGAGTTAATAATACGATAACTTATAAATTAGACGGGTTATCACAAGATAGATTCGGAATTGTTCGCCGCGGCGGACCTGGTTATCTCTCACACGCATCGGACATCGAACGTAACGTTTATCTTTTATATAACAACAGAATACCAGTTGGATACCGTTCGGGAATTTCATTGTCTGGTCAAATATTTGATGGCAAGGGCAATCCGTACGGTTCATGGTTTCTTGGTGGAATAAATAATGGAAATTATTTTATGTTCCATTTCACAGAACCAGTCTCAACCGAAAATAATATCACTGACATTATTGTGTCTAATGTTTCTTACATTACCGATGACCCATGGCCGACAGTATAACAAGTGATCCGTGGCCAGAAAGATTGCCATAATTTAAGGAGGAAATGAAAAATGGAAATTGATACAAGTAGATACAGAGAGGGATTACCTCAAATCGGTTATGCGCCTTATCGCCAAATTCACGCGCATTCAACAGGTAATAGAAATTCAACAGCACAAAACGAAGCAGACTACCACATGCGCAGACCTGTAGAATCTGGATTTTTCTCACACGTTGTAGGGAATGGACGCGTAATGCAAGTAGGTCCCGTTAATCAAGGTGCTTACGATGTTGGTGGTGGTTGGAATTATGAAACGTATGCAGCAATTGAATTAATTGAGAGCCACTCAACTAAAGAAGAGTTTATGGAAGATTATCGATTATATATTCAACTGTTGCGCGATTTAGCAGACGAAGCTGGACTTCCTAAGACATTAGACTCAGACGCGTTGGAAGGTATCAAATCTCATGAATATTGCACATACAATCAACCTAATAATAATAGCGACCACGTAGACCCGTACCCTTATTTAGCTAAGTGGGGCATCAGTCGAGAACAATTCAAACATGATGTTGAACACGGATTGGATTATAAAGAAGATTGGGAAAAAGATTCAACGGGATGGTGGTACCAACTCAAAGATGGAACTTATCCAAAAAACAAATGGTTTAAAGTAGGAACGGAATGGTTTTATTTTAATTCCAAAGGGTATTGTTTAACCAATAAATGGTTTAAGGAAAATGGAAAGTGGTATTGGTTGGATTATCGTGGTGCAATGGCTATCGGATGGAAGAAAATTAACAATGAATGGTTCTATTTCAAAGAAGATGGGTCAATGGCTATTGGCTGGGTTAAATACTATGATAAGTGGTATTATCTCAACACAAACAACGGATTCATGGAATCTAATGCGTTTGTTAAAAGTGCTGATGGATGGTACTATATGAAAGAAGATGGAACGCTAGACGAAAAACCTGAATTCACGGTTGAACCGGATGGATTAATCACTACTAAAAAAGAAAATAAATAATGAAAGAGCCTACCTTAATTGGTAGGCTTTATTTTTTTTGCATTTTTTCAAATTATTTTAAAGAAAAGTGTTGACGATATAGTACAAAAGTGCTATAATATAATTGTAAGGGAGATACCCCCTTAACAAAAATGAAAGGAGTAAAATATGAGAAGATTGGCAAGAAAAAGGCCACTCAAAATGAAGCTAAAACAAAGTTTCAAAATCAGACTCAACTTGTTTATCTTCTTCTTCGAGTGGACGATTGAGTGGGGCGAATAGCCCCTCTCGATTGCCTATATCTTATCATAAAAATAACGATTATGAAAGTAACATTTAAAAAAGGGTGGCAACCTTTCGATTGGAAAGCGTTTATTGCTTGGATTATCTTTATAAGTTTAATAGTATGGTTTATATTTAAGTAGGTGTTTAAATGAAAGTAGATACAGAAAAAATAGAATGGCTCCTTAGCAATGTAACTCAATATCGAATTAATAAAGATACAGGAGTAAATTTATCTATTTTAGGTAGATTAGTTAGAGGTGAACGTAAAATCGAAAATCTAACCATTAAAACAGGTTATCTGTTAACCAAGTATGCAGATCAGCTACAAAAGAAAAATGAAGGCTAAAAAAGCGGGCTAGTGATAGCTCGCTTTTTTGTACTCTTTTTGTACTCAAATTTATACTATTTTACGCTTTTGCATGAAATGCAAACGTTGATTTTATAGGGTTTTGCAACGTTATGCAACGTTATGAAACATTAAAAAATGGAGCCGAGGGGAGTGTATAGTGTTGATGTAACAACGTTTATAAGCATTTTGTACTCTCGATGTACTCAATTGAATATTGAGTTCAGTTTATCGTTATCCTCACGCTCTAACTCTTCAATGATATGAGCGTATGTGTGTAATGTGATATTTGGGTCAGCGTGTCCAAGTCGTTTGCTTACTGATAGCAATTGAACACCGTTCGCTAATAGGATACTAGCGTGTGTGTGTCTCATTGCGTGGAAGGTTATATCTTTATCAATTCCAGCTCTGGTTAGTGCTAGTTGTAATGCTTTATTGATTGCGTTGTTACTAATTCTTTTAAATATTCTTTGCGTTTGATCCTCTGGAACGGGTAGTGATTGTAATATTTCGACTAATTTATCAGGAATGGTTATTTTACGTTTGCTACTTTTTGTCTTACCTTCAGTAAAATCGTTTGTAAAATGATAGTCGAATCCCTTTTCGATTTTAATTGTTTTATTTTCTAAATCCACACAATCCCATGTCATCCCCAAGCATTCTCCGAATCTAGCTCCTGTATACATACTAAATAGAATGATATATCTAGAAGTATAATCTAGTTGTATATCTTCTAATAAAGCTTTCTCTAATTTATCAAATTCACTCTTACTTAAGTATTTATTTTCAACTTTCTTATTTTTCTCTTCAAGTCCTTTTAAAACAGCTGTAGTTGTCGGATCGTGAAGAAGTGTTTGCGTCCTTAGTGCATGCTTTATTGCTGCTTTAACGTAAGTATGGTATTTTTTTACAGTTTCCTTGGAACGTGTTTTGGCAACATCATTTAAAAATGATTGGTAATTCTCGTGTGTGATATCTCGTAATGGAATATTATAATTATCTCTAACGTAGCTAATAATACTATTTATCCTGGAGATGCTTTTCAGTGAAATAGTATCTTCTTTATAGAGCTTCTTCCAATTCTCCATGTAATCAGCTAGCAACATTTGTTCTTTGCTAACATTCTTACCAACTAGAAGTTCGTTTTCTTTCAATATAGACGCATCTTTGGCTTCTGCCTTGGTTTTAAATCCACTTTTTGAAACGTATTTACGTTTACCTTCATCGTAATAATATACACGATAAGCCCATGTTTTGCCTCTTTTGGTTATGCTTGCCATGATGACATACCTCCTTAGTACATCTCCATAGATTCTTTTACATATAGATCCGTAAGAACCGATGCGAATTCGTCGGCTTCTGATTCTATTTTGGATGTGTAACGATACTTCATGCTTAAAAGATGCGGTGTGCTCGTGTTGTAATGTAATACAGCATGTCCTAACTCGTGAGCCATGGTGAATATTTTTTCGTTTTTCGATAGATTTTCATTAATAAAGATAAATTTAATTCTTCTAATCTTAGTATAGTAACCTTTAACCTCTCCCAGGTCGGCTTCTAATAAGTTTATGTCTAATTCCTTCGCAATCTTATATGGATTGCTAGTTCCGAATTTTCGAACTAAAGATAATACTTTATTTTCAATCCCCAATACTTACAACTCCTATCCTTTCTTATATTTATTTGGTGTAAATTTATTCTTAGCTTCCATTCTTGCTATTTTAACCGCCTGTTCTAAAGAAGCGATAATTAATTCTCTTGTTTCCTCAGAGTACTCAGCAGTTTCTTTTGAATACAATCCGTTCTCTAGTTGTTCAATCATCTTTTGAAGGTCTTTTTGAATATCTTTTTCTTCCTTAGATTGATTTTTAAAATAAGGTTCATCAGACATACCAATTAAATAGTTAGGAGACACTTCAAAAGTAGAAGCAATCAAACGGACTGTATCCATTCTTGGTTCAACTTTGCCATTCTCCCATTTTGAAACATTCGTTTTATTGAAGTTTGTTGGAGAATCTTTAAAGCTTGAGTAATTATTAATTCTGTTGGCAAATTCTTCTTGATTTAAATTATATTTTAATCTTATATCTTTGATTTTGCTCGCAAACGACATGCCGAACATCACCTTTCTTTATTATTTATAAGTGAATTATACCTTTAATTTCAACAAGAAACAACTAAAATAATAAAAAAGTTTATTTTTTTTCTATTTTGTTGTTGACATCTAAAAATGTTTAGTGTATATTGTGTTCATAAGGTTGAAAAAAGATAAACATTTTGAAGGAGGTGATTCAATGTCACAACGAAAAAGACCGCCTTATAAAGAATTTATAGCATGGATGATCGTTAATGATGTCAAACGACAAGATTTACAAGACTTGCTAGGAGTAACGTCAGCTACGCTTAGTCATAGACTTAACGGGACCGGAGCTGATTTCACGATGGAAGAAGTTCGTACTATTATTAATAAGTACGGTGAAGAAGTAAGTTCATTTTTTTTGAACTAAAAGTTGAAAAAAGATAAACATTTTCAACTAGAAAGGAGTGAATTAAATGCTAAAAAAACTTCGCCAAGAACGTGGTTTAACGCACGAGCAATTGGCGAAAAAGTTGGGAATCAGTAAATCGTATTACGTGAAAATCGAAAATGATTTTATGAATCCTAGTTACAAAGTGTTGAAGAAGTTAAAAGATTTCTACGGAGAGGATATTAATTTGAATGAACTTTTTAAATAAAAAAAACGCGTCTTATCCGCTATATAAGACACGCTACGGAAATTGTTCTGCTCAAGTTAATAGCGGCAACCAACAACACTTCGCCAGTATCGCCCCTGGCACTGTAGTTGAAATAGAATTTGATTCTCGATTTTAGAGACTAGCTTTTTCGCCATTTTCTCAATGGCAGCTTATTTAACTTCGGTTTGGGCGTCTAGCTAAGACGACCGAAAAAGCTAACTCCCCCTATTGAACCCTGCTAGCCAGGTGCGGTAGGCAAAAGGTAAACCTACAAATGAATCCAAATTCTACTGAGACACAGTACCTTTCAAAAATTCTGATAATAATGTTGTCATTATCATCATCCTTTCTGCCTACTAGGATTTCAGAAGAGGTAGGCAAGGATATTATAACACTAGTTTCATAAATAGGGAATATTCATTTCAAAAAAAGGAGGTGGAATAAATGAGTTTAGAAGAATTAGAAGAATTATCGGATATCACAAAAATTGTAGTAGAAACAGACGAAAAAGACCCTAAAACCATTGCAGTCATCACGTCAGATGATATTGATAGTGCAGAAGGTTTTAGAGTCAGAATTACCCCTAAATACGATTATTGTTGAATTTGAAAACAACACGAAAGGAGGAAATCATGGAACGAGCAACGCTTGATTATTACGAAACAATATTCTTTGAAGTCGTAAAAAGAAGCCCAGAGAAATTTGTTGGATTAATAAAACCGTTTATTGATTCGAGAAGTAACCAAAGGTGGATAACGACTGAAGAGTTGTGTGAAGCGATTGGAACAAGTGCTAGTTCGTGGCACAAGAGTGAAATTAGAAACCATCCAGTGGTGGTTGCAGCAAGAAGAACAGATACACGCCCATACAAATATCAAGCGAGCATGATTGACGAAATACAAAAAGTATGGGATGGAAGGAGAAAACGATGAGGACAGAACGAAGATTAAAGAACACAGTACCGTTTAAAAAGTTCTTAGCTTGGTATATCAAATGGCTCGGAATTACATTCGGATTTGTTAGTGCATTTCTAGTGATGGCATTGATGGTGCTGTTGTTTGTAGGAAAGGCGGTAGAAAATCACCAAACAAAAGTTGATTTGATTAGAAGTGGGCAATATGTGGAGCCCGATTTTCAAGATACGTGGAAAACAAAGGAGGAAAAGAAATAATAATTCATGCCAAAACGAAAACAAAAAAAGCCGATGAAACAATCACCGACTTTCTAAAATAACCAACTACATTATAAAAATAAAATAAGGAGAAATCAAACAAATGAGCGAAACAACTAAAAAAGAAGAACAATTCGTTCTCAAAATCTTAGAAACGGTTCAAGAATATGAGAACGCTGATTTCAATATCACAGAATCACTTGGAATAATAATCAAAATGGTGATTTATGCAAGAGGAACAGGAACACCAATGTCAGAAATCATCGAAGATAACAAAGAAGAGTGGGGAATGAATGAATGACAGTAAAAATCAACAAGCTAGAAATCGAGAATGTGAAACGTGTCAAGGCGGTCACAATTGAGCCTACATCAAACGGGCTCACAATTCTAGGTGGAAACAACAATCAAGGGAAAACAAGTGTCCTCGATGCCATTGCTTGGGCGTTGGGGGGCAATAAGTACAAACCAAGCAAACCAGCTCGTGACGGGTCCATGAATCCTCCAACACTACGATTGGAATTATCAAATGGACTCATTGTGGAACGTAAGGGCAAGAATTCAGATTTGAAAGTTACGGATCCAAGTGGACAAAAAGCAGGTCAACAATTGCTTGATTCATTCGTGGAAGAGCTCGCTTTGAACCTTCCAAAATTCATCGAATCAAGTGCTAAGGATAAAGCAAACACGCTTCTTCAAATCATTGGAGTCGGTGAGAAATTGTGGGAGCTAGACCGTAAAGAAGAACAACTCTACAACGAGCGAAGAACAATCGGACAGATTGCGGATCAGAAAAAGAAATATGCAGCCGAACAGCCTCATTTTCCCGAAGCTCCGAATGAATTAGTAAGCATTTCGGACTTGATTCACGAGCAACAAGAGATTCTTGCACGTAATGGTGAGAACGCTCGAAAACGCCAAAATCGAGAAGAGATTCGCTCTCAATTACATCTATCTGAAGAACGTTTGAAACAGTTGAAAGAACAACTTGCTCAAGAAGAAGCGACTCACGAGAAGCTCATGGGCGACTATATCGAAGCGAACAAGTCAATTGAAGACTTGGTGGATGAATCAACTGAAGAGATTGAAAACTCAATCGCAAACATTGAAGAAATCAATCGCAAAGTTCGAGCAAACCTCGACAAAGAGAAAGCCGAAGAAGATGCGAAGCAATACAGTTCTCAATATGACCAATTGACAAAACAAATCCAAGATGTTAGAGATGAACGCACAAGCTTACTTGATAGTGCGGACTTACCGTTGCCGGGTCTTTCTGTGGAAGATGGCGAACTCGTCTTTGAAGGGCAAAAATGGGACAACATGAGTGGCTCTCAACAATTAAGAGTGGCAACCGCCATCGTTCGCAAGTTGAAACCAGAGTGTGGATTTGTGCTCTTGGATAAGCTCGAACAAATGGACATTCCAACATTGAACGAATTCGGCAAGTGGTTAGAGTCTGAAGGACTTCAAGCCATTGCGACTCGAGTGTCTAGTGGAGAGGAATGCCAAATCATCATCGAGGATGGCTATGTCGTATCAGACACAATCACACCATTCCAAGACACAGAACCAACGAACACTTGGAAGTTTTAAGGATAAGAAAGGAGAAATCACATGAATATAACATCAGGAGTACAAGCAAGAGCCCAACGTGTAGTGATTTACGGGACCGAAGGAATCGGCAAGTCAACGCTCGCAGCACAATTCCCGGATCCATTATTTATCGACACAGAAGGCTCGACATCGAACATGGATGTCAAACGTATGGACAAACCAACAAGTTGGACAATGCTCATGAATCAAATCGCATTCGTGAAAGCAAATCCAACAGTTTGCAAAACATTAGTCATTGACACCATCGATTGGGCTGAATCATTGGCAATCGAGAATGTTTGCTCGATGCATGGCAAGAGAGGAATCGAAGATTTCGGCTACGGTAATGGATACACGTATGTGCGAGAAGAAATGGGTCGCTTATTAGATAAGCTACAAGAATTAGTGGACATTGGAATCAATGTTGTCTTGACCGCACATTCTCAACTTCGCAAGTTCGAACAACCCGATGAAGATGGAGCTTACGACCGTTACGAATTGAAACTAGGAAAGAAGACGAGCTCACAAACCGCACCCGTAGTCAAAGAATGGTGCGACTTACTTCTATTCTGTAATTACAAGACGATGGTGATGACATCAGAGACCAAGAAGAAGAAAGCAACAGGTGGACAACGTGTGATGTACACAACACATCACCCAGCGTGGGATGCGAAGAATCGTCATGGACTTCCAGATGAACTTCCAATGGACTTCGCTGCTATCGCTCATATCTTTGAAAAGAAAGAATCTAAAAAAGTTGAAACGGTAACTCCTCAAAACGTGGGCGTTGGAAAAGTAGTAAATGAATCAAAAATTGAACAAGTGCCCTCAGTTGATGAAGTTATCCCAGCAGGAACGAGTGGAGCAGAAACTCAAGGAGATCCGTTCCCTCTTAAAGAACCAATCAATATACCAGACTCTATTCCAAACAGTCTGAAGGACTTGATGCTTCAAAATTCAGTCACTCCGAAGATGCTTCAAGATGTAGCATTCAAGAAGGGACACTTCCCACAAGACACACCAATCGAGAACTTCCCACAAGAATATTGGGCATTCATGGTGACGAATTGGGCGGATGTCTTGAAATCAATTGAAAGTAAATAACAAACAAAGAAAGAGGTAAATAATTATGACAGAACAATACAACAACTTCGAACGTGAATTTGGATGGGACGACACTATCCAACAAGACTCAACATTCATCTTGCTTCCTGTGGGGCTCTATGAGTTCACAGTAAAAGGCTTTGAACGACAAAGACATACACCAAATCCACAAAATCCAGGGAAGCTCCCAGCGTGTCCAAAAGCGGTCGTAAGTATCGAGATTGAAACACCTCAAGGGAAAGCAGAATTGAAACACAATCTATTCTTACACTCAAGCACAGAAGGAATGTTGTCAGCATTCTTTGGAGCTATTGGACAAAAACGAAAAGGCGAACCATTAAAAATGAATTGGCAAACAATCATCGGTGCTCGTGGAGTTTGTAAGGTTGGGATTCGTAAATACAACGACAACGAATACAACGAAGTAAAAGCGATGCTATATCCCGAAGATGTGAACCCAAATCAAGTATTGAATCGTTCACAACAACCACAACAACAATTCCAACAACAAGCAACTCAACCAACACAACAACAACCGTCTTGGGGTGCATTCTAAAAGGAGGGACATTGAATGGAATTACGAAAATATCAAGAAGAGGCTCGTGAGTCCATTCAAAAGGAATGGGCAGAAGGTCGCAAAAAGACTCTTCTCGTCCTTCCAACAGGATGCGGAAAGACAATTGTGTTCGCAAAAGTAATCGAAGACCGAGTGAGAATGGGCGAGAGAGTTCTCGTCCTCGCTCACCGCTCTGAGTTACTAGACCAAGCAAGCGACAAACTATTCAAGTCAACAGGACTTCAAACATCGCTCGAGAAAGCAAGTTCAACGAGTATCGGCTCATGGAATCGTGTGGTCGTTGGGTCTGTTCAAACCTTGCAGCAACCCAAACGCCTCGCAAAATTCGAGAAAGACCATTTCGATTCGATTGTGGTGGATGAAGCTCATCATTGCATCTCAGATGGCTATCAACGAGTGCTCTCACATTTTGATAGTGCGAATGTGTTAGGAGTGACAGCGACTCCCGACCGTGGTGATATGCGTAATCTAGGGACATATTTCGACTCGCTAGCCTACGAATATACACTACCACAAGCCATCAAAGAAGGTTATTTGAGCCCAATCAAGGCACTCACAATCCCATTGAATCTCGACCTCTCAAGCGTGTCGATGTCACAAGGTGACTTCAAAGCGAGTGATGTTGGGAATGCGTTGGACCCGTACTTGGAACAGATTGCAAACGAAATGATGGAACATTGCAAGGACAAAAAGACAGTCGTATTCCTTCCATTAGTGAATACATCTAAGAAATTCAGAGACATTTTGAACTCGAAGGGATTTCGAGCTGCGGAAGTGAATGGCGAATCCAAAGACCGTGCAGAAGTCCTCGAGGATTTTGAGAATGGAAAATACAACGTTTTGTGTAATTCGATGCTTCTTACAGAGGGATGGGATTGTCCGTCTGTTGATTGTGTGGTCGTGTTAAGACCGACAAAGGTTCGCTCGCTCTATTCTCAAATGGTAGGGCGTGGAACTAGATTACATCCCGGGAAGACACATCTATTGCTTCTCGACTTCTTATGGCATACAGAAAAGCATGAATTGTGTCGTCCAGCTCACCTCATCGCTGAGAATGAGGAAGTTGCAAAAGCAATGGTTGAACGTACTGAAGAGAACACAGGAGCAGAATTTGAACTTCTCGAATTAGAGGAAGTGGCAAAAGAAGATGTCACAGCTCAACGTGAAGAAGCTCTTGCGAAACAACTCGCAGAAATGCGAAAACGAAAACGCAAGCTTGTGGATCCGTTACAGTTCGAGATGTCGATTCACGCTGAAGACCTCACGAGCTATGTCCCATCATTTGGATGGGAGATGAGCCCGCCTTCGGACAAGCAACTTCAAACATTAGAAAGACTCGGAATCATGCCTGATGAGATTGGCAATGCTGGGAAGGCTCAAAAGATTCTTGACCGCCTATCAAAACGCCAAAACGAGGGCTTGACAACGCCAAAACAAATCAGATTATTAGAACGCTATGGATTTAGAAATGTAGGAATGTGGCAATTCGAAGCAGCATCTAAGCTCATCAATCGCATTGCTGCGAACGGTTGGCGAGTTCCTCACAACATCGATGTCCATACTTACCAAGGAGAGTGATTGAGTGGAAGAGAACAACTTACTTGAATTATTAGAATACATCGACCCCTCAATGCTCAATTATCAAGAATGGGTGAATGTGGGGATGGCTCTCAAGCATGAAGGCTATTCGGCATCAGATTGGGAGTCGTGGTCGGCTCGAGATTCGGGACGATATCATCCCGGGGAATGTTACAGAAAATGGGATACGTTCCAAGGCACAGGCTCACCCGTCACAGGAGGCACAATCTTCCACATGGCTGTCGAGCAAGGATTCAATCCTTCTCAAGCTCATGATGATGGACGAGGTGCTCTCGAGTGGGATTCATCCATTCAATATGATAATGACTATAAATTCGTGGACAAAGCGTGGATTGATGGGAAGGAATTCCACGAACCAAATAATTGGAATCCTGTACAAGAAATCATTCGATACTTGGATACATTATTCCAATCAGATGACATCGTGGCATATTCCACTCAATCATACGCTAAGACAAACGCTGAGACGGGAGAGATTGAAAAATATCTTCCACAGCGAGGCTCATACGATAGAACCGCAGGGAAGCTCATTGACGAGCTAGAACGATGTGGCGGAGACATTGGCAAGGTCTTAGGCGATTACAACGAGAAAGCAGGAGCGTGGGTGCGATTCAACCCAATGGATGGTCAAGGAGTCAAAAACGATAATGTCGTAAGTTATCGCTACGCTCTTGTGGAATCGGACAACATGGATTTGGAGAAACAAAACGCAATCATGCGAGAGCTTGAACTTCCAATTGCAACACTCGTGTATAGCGGTG